TATGATGTAACAACAAGCCAAGTTAAAAAAATCCGCACATCTATAAAAGCATTAGAAGAATCTGGCATATCTCCTATTGTAACCCCAGCACCTGCGCCTGCCGCCCCCGCTGTAACAACTCCGCCCGCACCAGAAACCGTTACACCCGCATTAGAGGCAGCGCCAGAGGGAATTGCTATTGGCAACCGCATCAAGCTCGGCAAAAGCCCGCAGACCTACGTAGTAGAAGAAGTCATCCCGCAGACAGCAACAGAACGCGATCTAGGCGAGCAGTATTACTCCGTAAAGAACGAGCGAACCGGAGAAATGCAGGTCGTAGAGAAGAACGACGTAAAGCCCGTAAAGGCGAAAGGTGCGCGGAGAATGGCGATTCAGCCGCAAGCAATAACACCGCGAACCCAAGAAGAGCAGACGGCATTTGATAGAGCATCTTCAAACAAGGTTATGGCTAGGAATCCGCAACTAGCCGTCGCTGCGGTAAGGATGAAAAACGGCGAGATTGCTGTTGATGAGTATGCTGATTTGGTGGATGCACTTGATCCATTTACACCAAAGGGAGCAGACCAGATTCCAACTAAAGAAAAAATTCAGCAATACATTTCGGCAGACAAGGCTGGACAGGTAATGCAACCAATTGAATCAGGTAAGGAGGTTGAATTCAGAATTGATATTCCTACATACAACAGATCAACCGCTGCTGGTGATACAGTTTATGCCGTAACTGCACATGAACCAGTTGCGGAAGAAGCTAAAGGAGTTGGAAAAGTTATTTCATTTGTTGGAGTTGCCAAAGTAAAGAATCCAACATTTATGACTCGATCTGTTTCTGGAAAAGGGACAGCTATTGATATTGCAACTGGAGCAGGCAAGTTCCCGCTGGCTACAGTCAAAGGAAACTACGAACCCATCGCCGAACTTCCTGCCGACATCAACGATCCGAATGTGTGGACAGAGGTTAGTTATAACCCGATCCGCTCAAGCCAATTTATTGATGTAAGAAGTAAGAGGGCGGTTGTCGGTGGCGATGAGGCAATAATGGTTGGCTCTCGCGTATTTGTTAAGAATCCAAAAACGGAAGCCCGCCCAACTGGAATAATCGGGCCAGACCAAAGATACATGGCGGTTGAGCCAAGCCCAGTTCAAGAAAGCAATCGCTACACATACGGGCAAATCTTGGTAGCAGCGAAGAAGTTCTTCGGCGGCAAGACTCCAGCGAACCTCACAATTGTTAACGATAGCACAGACCCAGACTATCGCTTCAAGGCGGGATACAACCTAGAGACGGGACAGATTATCCTCAACCAAGCGTATCTCTCCAAAGAAGACAACATCGCAGATAATATCGCGCACGAACTCGGTCACTTCGTCTACGGCGATCCCGAAGTGCAGGCTGCGTTTAAAGAGTTCTGGAACGCGCTGTCACCAGAGCAACAGGCGCAGGCAGACGATATTATTCGCCGCCACTACTCGGAAGAGTCTCAGTCCGTGCAGATGGAGGAGAACCAAGTCCGCGCATTCGGGACGCTGATCGCAGAGAATAGGATCGCCCCGAAGTGGGAGCGATTTGTAAATGCCGTAAAGGCTGTGCTGAACAGGCTGGTCGGAACTAAGTTCAGGCTGACAGACCGAGGAGCGCAGGCAGTCCTCTCTTCAGCGATTAAACGCTTCCAGAGCGGAGAGCGAATCATCCGCGAGATGGATTCCGGAACATTGAGGATGGCGGCTGAACCAGAGGTAGCGGCTGAAGTCGCGCCAGAAGAAGCTCCGCAAAGGAAGCCCCGCCCCACGACAATCCAGCGATTGATCGAGGCGACAACGGGAGTGAAGCGCAAACGTGACTTGTTAACAATAAACGAGAAGACCGCGCTGAAGGATCAACTTAAACTCGGAGCAAAGAAACGCAGGTTGGATGCCGCGCAACAGAAGGAGTTCGTAAAAGACCTGACAGCCCAACTCCGCGAGGAGGCAATTCGCGGTAGGGTGAAAGCCCCGCAGCTTCGCGCTATCGTCAACAGGGCGATGCAAGTCCGCTTCGACAACGACGCATCCATCCTCTCGTTCTTGAACTACGCGAACAAGGTGATCGACAACGCGAATTACGACAGGGACTTGTCGGATGCGAAGAAGGCTGTCTCTAGAGCGAAACAACTTTCCAAACAGAAGGATGTTCCAGCCCCAGCGCAGGGAATCCTAAAGAGGTTCGCCAACATCAATCCGTCTGATATAGACAACCCCGGTGACTTCGCGCTTGTGTTAAACGAGTATATGAAAGGCTACGGCCCCGTGACTGCGGAGGATTACGTTGTTGTCCCCGACGTGGAGATGGAGGCATATCTCGATGATCCAGAGGTCGGGCTGCTCAAGCAAAGCGAAGACGCAAAAGCAGAGCGCGATCAAATGGCGCTCATCAATTCGCTGAATGCCGAACTTGGGAAAGAGGGGCTGACCGAGGAGGAGAAGAACGACATTTTGAATATGTCGGAGGAAGATTTCTCCAAGATGATCCAGCAGCGCAAGGCAGATACGCAAAACGAAAAGCGTGTCGCCCGTGCCGAAGCTATCGAAAAGGCGATAAACGACATTGCCGCAAATTCACAGATCGCGCTGGTCAACTATCAAAACCCAGAGATGACCGCAGACCAGAAGCGAATTCTCGATCTCGTGAAGCAAGTGGAACTGGATCAGCTTGATGTGGGTTCGCGTAAAGAATACATCCGCATTGCAAACAGCATCTTGGTAAACAACGGATTCTTCGGTTCTCAAAAGTTCGCCAGCAAGGTGCTAGGTCAGTTAGGCGCAAAGGCTGCGGCAAAGGACTCCAAGCAAACAAAACGCTACAACGCGATGTTCAAGTTCCTTGAGGGGATGATCGGAGAAAGGATTTCCAAGTCGATAAACTTGAGCGTCCAATCTATCGCCGACACATTCCGCAATATCGCTGGCAAAGACGGCGCTCCCAAACTGCTCGTTCAAATGGGCATGGGCGAACTTGCAAAAGGTCAAGCTACCGCCAACAAGATGAACGCGGAAATATCCGACGCTATTCGTGGAGTCTTTGAAAAGATTGAAAAGGAAACTGGCCTGAAGATTTCAGAAAGGCGCGGATCGTTTGCGATGGGCGTTGCTGGGAACTTGCTGCAAATAGACCCGTCAGAGACAGAGGCGCAAGGCATTCAAAGAATCAGGAACCTTATCGAGCAAGACATTGCGATTAAGGAAAAGTCTCCGTCGCGGGAAGATCGGGAAAGTGCTGTCTTTGTTAAGCGGGCATTGGACGAGGTATATGCCGACAGCGTAGAGGGCATTCTTGCGAACCTAAAGGCCGCGCATCCGGCACACTACGAAGCCCTTGTTTTCTTAAAAGACGAGATTCTTCCAGAATACAAACCTTTATTAAAGGAACACGACGAATTGTTTAATAACCAAACGGACAATTACGAGAACGTCAACTATCTCCCCATCCGATATAGGGGCATTGATTTTGAGATCAAAGCTCCAGAGGACTTGATTCAAAGGCAGTTCCGCGATGTAACCGAGCCGAAGCAATCTCCCAATACGATCAAGCGAAAGAAGCTTACTACGCTACCGCCCGGCAGGGTGTTCGATTACAACCTTACAAGGAATGTGATAAACGCGCTTTCAGACCAAATCACAGCGGCGAATACGAACCCAGCTTGGCAGCAGATTATTTCCTTCTTGGCGTCTCCCGATGCGGCAGAAGCTGTAGGAGGCGTGGAGAACCTTGATTTCATCAACCAGCGATTGGGTGGTCTGGCAAGAGCAAGGGCGCGGACATACGCAACAACTGGTGCAGAGCGCATTGCAGATGCGTTTGCCAACCTCACACGCAGGTTCGGTATCGGTCTAGCTCTTGGTGGATACGGACAGTTCTTCAAGCAATTCCCGTCACAAACAGCGACAACTCTTGCGAATGTTAGAGATGCAGGACTCCTCGCAGAAAGCACGAGGGATTTGCTGGAAGGCAAAGCTCAAGGAATTATATCGCAATTCTCTATCGGAGAGCGTGGTGAAATCGCTGGGGGGACAAAGTGGATCAACCAGATGGAAGGCAACTTCGGCAAGGTGCGCAAATTCTACGAGGAAGGCAGGTGGGCTGAATTCTCCGATGCGTTTGAGAGGCTGAATAACATGTGGCTCTTTGCCTTGAAGAAGTCGGACTATCTTGCCGCTGGCGCTGGATGGCTGGCGTATTACCGCAAACATCTTAAAGACAAAGGCATCGAGTTCACTGGATGGGAAAACGAAACGAATCTCATAAATCAAAACGACCCGTCTCGTATGGAAGCCGCTGTCTACGCCGAGCAAATGATCGACATGTATCAAGGTTCGTCCGACCCGACCAAAATGGCTGAACTCTCCCAACGCGGGCAGAACGGATACGAGAATCTTTTCAAAGCTATCTTCATGCCGTTCTTCTCGTTCGTGCTGCAAGAACGCTCCCGCATACTTTCCGACACGCGAGACATCGCCTTTGGTGACGCAAATCAGAAAGCACAAGGCGCTGCTGGTATGGGTGGAACGATTGCCGGAATGCTCATCTTCCACACAATGCGTCGGTTCTTGCTGCCAGCCGTCGCTGCTGGAGGAGCTTCAGCAATCTACGCTTTACTCGGCGTGGATATGGACGAACCCGACGAAGAGAAACAACAAGAGGAAGCAAACAAGATTTGGCGCAGGTTCAGCGCGGAAGTGTTCTCAAACATCGTTGTCGGCGGATTCGGTAGCCTTGCGGAAAACCGATTCGTGGATGCGGTCAACTATTCCTTCTATCTTATCGAATCGCAGATCGAAAACGAGAACGTGCTGGATGATAAGGGCGAGGTTATGTCGTTCGACAAATACCAGAAGGAACGCTCGCCATTCTACCGCTACACGGGCATGGGGGCGGATTCCAGCTTCGGCATGTTGGACATCATGCCGGGGCAGATAAGCGAACTTCGCAAGAGGGTGGAGGAACTGACCAGCGAGGAGCTTGCAGAAACCCTGACTCCAGAAGAGCGTCGTGTCCTTTACGTTGCGGGATTCAGCGAACTTATTTACACAATGCGCTTGAACGACACGGACGTTGCGAGGATGATTAGGCAGATGAACAAAGACGTGATCGAACAGGGCAAAGAACGCGAGAAGGCAGAGAAGAGATTACAGAACCTTTACAGGTAATGGTTCAATATCGCTACACGGACAAGGCCACGTGTCCCCCCGGTGAGTGGCGCTACAAGCATCCTATTACAGGACTGCTTCTCAAACATTATGATTACCGAGCATTCATCAAGGCGTATGTGAATCATTGCTTGGCAAACAATATCGTTCTGACGGGAGACTGGGAGGACGAACTAATTTCGGAGATGTGCATCCAGAACGGGTGGGGCAAGCTATGCAAGCCCGTGTCGCTGGACAAGGTGGTTCGCCGGAAGCTTTCGTTGCAGGCCGTGCTTTCATTCCTAAATATGATTAAATCGTGGGCGATGCAGGTCTTGAACGGCAGGGCTGCATTCGTCTCGCAAGAGGAAGCAGAGCGCAGGGCGAACATCTGTGCGGGATGCCCGAACAACGTTACGCTCCAATTTTCCTGCGGTGCGTGTATGGGGGGAGTGATGAAGCTTATTCACGGAGTTCTAGGCGACAGAAAAACCAAGAACGATTACGCTCTCGGTGCTTGCCTTGTATGCTCCTGTGAGCTAAAGTCCGCTGTTCACGTTCCCCTCGACGTGCAACACAACGGGCTAAATGATGAACTCAAAAACGACTTTAGGCAAATCACGCACTGCTGGAAGCGGGAGGGGTTGTGAGCGTTGAGAAATTCGGGATAGACATCAATACGACCCCGCCCGGAGATTGGCGCTACACGATCAACGGCAAGATGCAAAAGAGCTATTGCATCCGCCAGCTAGCCATGTGGGCGAAGAGTGCTGGCGACCAGCGCAAGAAGGATGAAATTATGCACGACATCATCAGAGAAACCATGCCGCACATCCCGAGACAGAATCACCTGACAGGTTTTTTGTCGGAAAAAGATATACATTTTTCGGACAAAAGCCTGCACGTCATGCTCGGCAGGGCGGGAGATATTCTTTGTTTACTCCCAGCGATTCAGTCTGAATACGAAAGGCTTGGGACAAAGCAGAAGCTCGTTGTTTCAAAAGAGTTTGCTCCGTTGTTGGACGGCTGCACATATGTAGAACCGATTGTCTTTGAGAAAGACTTCAGGCTTCCAGCCCATGCAACAAACTGGGCAACGAGGAGCTTCCCAGAGTCGTGCGTAATCAACTGTGCTGTGTGCGCAGAAGATATGCGTATCGACCAGAAGGGATGGTCGTTCGACAGAGACATCTGGATTAACTCTAAGATACCCATCTCGCCGCACTCCAAGAGATTATTGTTCGACAATAGAGATCAAACTCGGGAAGACGTGTTGAAAAAACAATACATTTCTTTTAACAAGAAGAACGTGCTTTTGGCGATGGACGGGCATTCTTCTCCTTTCTTCTGGGGCGAGGAACTGATGAAGGGACTATTCAAAGCTCTGCCAGAATACAACTTTATCAACATATCCGGCATTCGTTCTGCGAGGCTCTACGATCTGCTCGGGCTATACGACGAGGCGGATTCGCTTATCGCAATCGACTCGGCTCCACTCCATTTAGCATCCGCATCGGGGATCAACACAATCGCTTTGGTGACAGACCAGAATACGATGTGGCATCAGTCTAGCTGGAAACCGCATCACAACTTGCGAGTTCCTTACTCAGATGTTGTCAAAAAGATTGATGACATTGCTAGCGCGGTAGCCGACAAGCGAATCTCGCCTGAGATATGGTTTGTTCGCTCTAGGAAGGCACAGAACGACGCGGAAACGCAAAGGCGATACGACACAGCGGATCGTAGTATTTCGCAAGAGAATTGGTTTTCTGGAGGAAAATGGAAGGAAGTAGACTTCACTTCGACCAGAGACGCGACTTGTATAAACGACGCACCCGTTCCGTTCATCCACGATATGCTCGACCAAGCGAACGCAAAAGCGAACGTTAACGACATCATTTGCATTCTAAACGCGGACATCAATCTAACTCCCGGCATCACTGGCGAGATACTAGACGCCTGCTACAACTTCGGTTCTTGCTACGCACAGCGCAACGACTTCCGTAGAATCGACAGGCTGGCGTTAAACGAGGTGGAGTGCGCTGCTGGGAGGAAGTATCCCGGCGCTGACCTGTTCGCCTTTACGAAGGAATGGTGGGTCAAGAGGAAGGGTTTATTCCCTGACATGCTTCTCGGCAGAGAGGCGTGGGATATGATCATGCGGGACTTGATTCGCATGACAGGCGGAATCGAACTACACAACGCGATCTACCACGAGATGCACGAAAGTCATTGGTTGCAAAATCGTGGTTGCGCTGGCAACGAATACAACAAGCGACTAGCTTCAGCTTGGCTGGCTGCGAACGGAAGAAACTGGTGGTGAAAATCACACTCCCACATTTACATACACCTATACACCACTTTGGCTACAAAGGGTTCATGGGACACAATCCGAACATCGAGATCGTCCAGAGCTTGAGCGAGGCGGATTTCATTTGGTATCACACAGTAGGAGATAGCCACGAGGTTACGGAAGACTTGGGCAGGATCAGCAATCTGAACAAGCGAGTTATCGCTATCATCACGGGCGACCAAGCTCCAGCGTTTGTCCCCTACGGATACATCTTCGGGACGAATTGCGGGTTCAACATTCCTTACGAATACGATAGGTTCATCCCAAACTACTTGCGCGGAGATTTCGATAACCGCAAACGCAAGACGAAGATTAGCTTCCGTGGGCATCGCCAGACTTGGCACAACCGCCACAGAATGCAGGTGGACGGCATTCGGCTGACGTGGATTGATTGGTGGAAAACACCAGCAGAGCGCAGACCTCAACTAGCCGAAGCGTATGCGAACGAACTTAAAGATTCCGTATTTTCGCTTTGTCCCAGAGGGAACGGCCCGAGTTCTATGCGACTATTTGAATCCATGCTGCTAGGAGCGATCCCAGTTCGACTAGATGATTGGACGATGCCATTCGGTCAGGAGTTGGATTTTTCCCCGAGATTCAACTTGGACAACACGAACATGAACGATATTGTGAAACATCTACAAAACATGACAGAAAGTGAAATAAAACAACGAGTTGATTCCATGCGGAACTTTGTGGAAAAGCATCTTGTTATCGACGCAAGACGTGGATGCGATGGAACGATGGGATACTCGGAGTGGATACGGGAATTTATACAACTATGAGCAAACATCAATATGCAATCAGAGAAGCCCTTTCTCGCGTATGCGGGGGAGCAGAATCATACCTAGAGGTTGGCGTTAACGAAGGAACCAGTCTTGAGGTCGTTATTAACGAATGCACTACAGTCAAAAGCCTAACGCTTGTTGATATGTGGGGTAAAGAGTATGGCGGCACAGGAAGGGGCAGCAACTTCCACATTAAAGACTTGTTGAACAAGCTTGGCTATGCTGGTGAAGCAAGGTTCCTAGACGGCAACTCTCACGACATTCTGCCACAACTCATCGCTGAAGGTGTGTCATTTGATTTGGTGACAATCGACGGCGATCATTCCTACGAAGGCGGCGAACGCGATCTTATCGACGGATGGCAGCTTCTTAATTCTAAGGGATGGCTTGTGTTTGATGATATTACGCACGAGCAGCATGGATATCTGATGGATATGACCAAGAAGTTTGAGGTAAACTATTCTCCTGCAAATTCCATCTGGATTACCGACCTAATCAATGGTGCGGTTGCATTTCAAAAGCCATGAAAAAATTAAACTTTGGATGCGGTGGAAACTTGCTTGATGGGTGGTCGAACCACGATATGGACGTGGACATAACAAAACCACTTCCATTTGCAGACAACTCAACAGATTACATCTTTGCGGAACATGTCGTGGAACATTTAGACAGCAGGGAGGTATTTAACTTTTTTACGGAGTGTTATCGCATCTTGAAGAAAGGCGGTGTATTGCGAGTTTGCGTTCCGTCTATTACTCGCGTTGCAGCTAAAGCAGATAACGAATACCTTTATTGGCTCGGCTCGTCTGGCTTCGGTGAGGCCACGCTGGATTCGGCAATACGGAATCTTATGGTCAACCACGGACACAAGACAATGTGGTCTGAAGAAATCTTGAGTGTTGCGCTTCAGGGTGCCGGATTTGATTATCGCTACGTTGCAATTGGAATGTCGCCGGATAGGAATCTATGCAATCTTGAGGGGCATTGGAAGGTTATCGGAGATCATCCGAACTGGGTTGAATCCATTGCAGGGGAGGGAGTCAAATGAGTTTGGTGTGCGACGGACATCTTGGTGGATTCATTACTGGTGGCGATCCAGATACGTTCGACCCTGTTGTGTGGATGGATATTGTTAAGAAGTTCACACCGCGCACAATGTTGGATATCGGATGCGGAGAAGGACACGCTGTTAAATGGTTCTTGGATCACGGCATTGAGGCAATTGGTGTAGACGGAAGTAAACTAGCATTGGACAACAGTCCTGTCCAAGATCGCATACTTATCCACGACTTTACACAAGGCCCGCTACCAATCGGCAGCATGCTTAAACCAGACATCATCTGGTCTTGCGAGTTCCTTGAGCATGTTGAGGAGAAATACCAAGATAACTACATGCGGCTATTCTCCACGGCAAATCTTGTATTTTTGACCTATTCTGAACCGCAGTGGTCTGAAGGCGGGCATCACCACGTTAACTGCAAACCTCAAGAGTATTGGGACGAAGTGTTCAAGAAATACGGGTTTAAGAGGCAGGAGTTTTACACAAACAAACTTCGTGGAATTGCTACGGCAAGATGGGTTAAACCAACAGTCTGCGCATACTTCAAATGAACTACATCGTCGGTTCCGGCTATCACTACCGTTCCACTTGGGATTCAGAATTCTTTCAACTGTGGAAGAAGAATACCGAGAAATACACGAAAGATTATTACGTAGTCTGCACGAAGGTTCCCGCTGATTGCGACAATGTAATCCTGTTAAACGATAACTTGGGGCATGTAGGGGACTGCATTAAGGAGAATCGAGATGGATTGTGCGGCTGGTCGCATTCTGTTCTGACGCTGGCATTGATAGCCTACGGGGCGAATAAAGACCTAATCTTCAAAGAGTCAGACTGCATTTGGCACGGCGATGTTCCAAATAAACTATACGAAGATTGCGGAGATAAGGGCATGGTATTCGGCGCAAAGATGACCGCAGCACCTTGGATGGCTTGCGCTCAAGCGACATTCCTTATCAAGCATTGGTGTATTCTTGGTTTCATCCGCGACTACCTCGCATTACCGAGCGACAAAGACATGCTTCCAGAAGACAAGTTTGTTAGGCTGGAGGAACAATCTCCTAACACTTATGGACGAATCTCGTTCGGTGTAGATAGACAAAGGCCGATTCCTTGGGACGAACCCGTGTGGTATGCCCAGCAGTGGACGCAGGAAGAACTAGACGAAGCAAGGCGCAAAGGTATTGTTTAACAATACTTCAGCGATAAACCGTGCGGAATTTGCTGAATGCTTCTTTCCAACCTTTGCTTTCAACTCTGTTGTTCTGATTGATCGCCTTGGTAACGGTGGTGCTGTCTAAGCCTAGTCTCTCCCTGCAAAGCGCAAGAAGCCCCATTCCTGCGTCTGCAATATCCGGCGACATGCCGTAAGATAACTTCATTTCAGACTTAGGCATTACTTTGATGCGCATGTTCAAGTCTTTAACTCCGTGCTTATCAAGTTTGCGCTGACACATCTCTTGCATCATATCGCCTGAGACACCTTTAATCTGTCCGGCTCGCATGTATTCCTTAAGTGAATACCATATCTCGCTGACGGAGTTGACATACCGTTCGTGCGCTGGTGTCTGATCGTATGCGGAGACTGGCTTTTCTGATGCCTTACCGCCGAACTGAAGGCCAAAGACATCCTTACTCCAAGCGATTGAGATAACGTCTCCCAGCGGGCCGCCTGCTCCAGACTTATCGTATCCTGCGTTCTTCGGCTGAACTCCACGCTTTACGCATTCGTCTCTAAACCAGCGAACAATCTGCTCAGTTCGCGTTGAGGACTGATCTGTAACATCCTCTGCGAATTTAAGG